GGGTTTATCTCATAAGGCACAGCGTAGTAAGGTATTACTGCAGGTTTAAATGGATTCATAACTAAACGTAGTACTTGCCCATTACACACCCAGATGTTTACACTTACTTCATCTGAATCTTTTAATTCTTTAGGTACATCTACATCGTGATCTTTTAATACATCAGTATCAACGTAGCCCCAAAACTCTTGTACATTGTAACGCTCTGCAGAACTTTGCTGTGCGTCATCTTCCATTTCTTGTTCCCACCATTTCTTTTCGTAGGACTCACCTAACTCAATGGCATTGTTAATAGCGTTAGATCTAAAGAAGGGTCGTTTCTTTAATGCTCTCATTTGTGAGCGAGACATCTTGTGTCTTTCTAAACAGTACTCTGCTTCATCCATATTAGCTGCATCAGGGTCAGGATAAAAGTTCCACACTGAAACGTAATTAGTTGAAGGTACAGTTTTAACAACAGGTTCATACTCTCCTTCATCATTCCAGTTAGGGTACTCTTTATTTATTGCTAATGGACCTTTCATAATACCTGTACCAAATAAAGCTAATTCAAATGCAGCTAAACGTAATTGTTTATTAGCATTAGAAGCTTCTAGTTGGTCATGTATTTTCTTTTCCATCTTCTTAGCTGCAACCATTGCAGGATGAAAAGTAATACCACTAGCAGATACTGCAGGATTTTCTATTAATAAATCAGCTACTGTACCTAACTTCTTTTCTAGTGGTCCTAGTCTTTCTCTAAGACTATCTAATGTATCACCGGGTTCTAGTTTAGTATCAGGACTAAATAAAGGTTTACGTTTTACAGGATCATCTTTGTTAAATGCTGCTTGTGATTGCTCAGTTATTTTTTGTCCTTCTGGGTCAGCTTCAAAAGAAACGGTTTCAGCTACACCTTCAGGTAATCTACTAGGATTTACTGACAATGGAAAATTACTATTACCAAATAATACATCAACAACTTGTCCATATGCAGCAAGAGTTTTAGTCTTTGTAACTTTAACAAACACTCTAGATCGTTCAGCTTCAGTAAACTTTACATCAGCAGAGTATAAACCTCTATAATTTCTGTATGCATTCATCCATCTTTGTTCATCTATAAATCTAGCGTCTTCAGCTTTTTTAAAGTGATGTTCAACTAATTGAACTATACTGCCTGATTGAGGATCATCTGAATTTTCTGTATCTTTAATGTCTTCTAAAGAAGAAGATGCATCAGTTTCCATAAAGTTGTTTTCATCTACCATAAGTATTAGTATCCAAATGTAGGATCAGAAGCTTGAAAGCCTGATCGGTGTGTTGCTGGGTTAAAGTCCCATATAGAACTACGAGGTCTTGTCATTATACCGTATCGTAAAGCATCATACAAGTGATCTTCTGATTTAGTATCTACATCCTCTGAGTTATTTTTATCTAAAGGTAATGCAGGTAATTGTGATATTGTATTAATACAGGTAGACATGAATACAAGGCGAGGTTCGTCTGTAAACTCATCTACCTGCAGGCGTCTATGTAGCTCGTTTTTACCTGCCACTCTTGAGCCTCTAGAACGATCTGAGGGTCGCCATCGGCAACCTTTCATATTCATCTGTTCTGCTAGGCTTGGACCTGTATCACCTCTCTTATGCCAAAGGGAGCTATCTAAGACACCGTACCGAATTGTTCCGTCTTCTTGTTCAGCATCTAGTATCATATCAGCTAGGTCAGTGGCTGTAACTTTAGAACAATATAATTCTCTATATACAATTAGTTGATCACTAGGAGATACTGCAATCCAAAGCACACCTGTGTGACTTCCGTATCCGTAGTCGCAAGCTCTAAATCTAGCCCAGCTTTGCGGTATTTTAAAAGGATCAATTACGTGTATACTTCTGTTAAACTCAGGGAATGCAGCTCCTTCATTTACATCCCAGTTACCATCTAGTAATTGTTTTTTCTGGTGTTCAGGAAGCGAAAGAAGCATTGCTTCATAGTCTCCACCTTCAGCAAGATAAGGATTGTCAAATAAACTTGCAGGTATAAACCTGCGTCTAAATAATGGTTGGCCTTCTTTAGTGTGGTCTTTAGGAAATACAATTGTATCACCTGTTTCAATTTGTGTAGCCCAGAAAGGTTCATTATAAGGTGCAGGATCAATAAACATTTTTTTAACCCATTGATGGCCTGAGCCTCCGGGGTTTGTTGTTGCTCTCATGTACAAACCTAATTCAGCAGCATATGCACTACGTAACCTAGATCTCATGTAGTCCCAAGCGTAAGGAGAACTCCACTGTGTTAACTCGTCAAAACCTATCCAGTTAAACGCCTGTCCTTGGTAACGTGTAACATCCATATCTTTATCTAGGTATGACATCCAAAGTCTACCACCTCTAGGTGAGATCCATTGGCTTTTTCTTTCTGACCATTTAATACCCGGTATAGCACGAGGATATAACTCTTGGCTTTTTTGTATTAGTTCTCGTAGTTCTTCAGTAGTGTGTCGTACTAGTAGTCCACTAAAGTTTGCATTGTTTAATCCGTGTAGTGGATCAGCTAACATAGCGTAAGATTTACCACCACCTGCTGCCCCACCGTAAAGTACTTCTCTTTCAGACGAAGACAAGAAGTCTGTCTGTGGTCCTTTGTTAGGTCTAAAGACTACGTCCTGAGCTTCTTGTACGTCATATGCTGGTGCTACAGATTGAGCAGGTACAGCTTCAACTTCTTTAATTGGCGTAAGTTCCAACTTTTTGCGTTTCGAGGTTCTCGATTTCTTGGAGCGTTTGGGCAAGTCGCTGGGCAAGCCTACGTTTAATAACAATTGTTTTTTTACGTTTTCGCTCAATATCTATTCTTTTCTTTAATCCCATATGGGATATGCTTCTACTTGTTTGTTTAGTTAGCCACTGAGCTACTTCTCTGTAACTATATTGTAGTAAATGTTTTTTAGCTATCTCTAGTGCTTCTAGTTCTTCTCGTATAGGTTCTAACAATCTATCGTTATCTTTATTAACTTCGTAACCAAATGGTACAGTAGTAAGAGATAGTCGGGCAATAGTGTGCCACTCTTTTTCTTTTCCTCTTTTAGGTTTAGGTAATTCCCAATACCCTAAGTCTTCATGTTTTATTCGTTCGTACCTTCTTTAGCTGGTAAAATAAATACACCGCCACTAGATGAGTTAACATCTACACGTTCAACTTTACCAAAGCCGCCTCTATCTAATAGATCTTTAGCTGCTGCCATCTTGTCTCGTATGCCTAACTCAGTAGGATCATCTAAAGCTTTAGCCATAGCTACTGCAGCTTTAGGTGCAATCTGAACTAGGTACTCAGTTGTTGCACTCATTATTTCATCTTTTAAAGAATCTCTTACAGCCTTAGTAGAAGTGCTGTCACTATAGCCTGCTAGTTTTTTTGCTAAGGCATGATTACCACCTGCTTCATCGAACAAGACTTCTAAGAATTTAGTTTGATTATCAGTTAATACTCGTGTCATTATTTCTTTTTCTTCCTGCTAGGTTTCTTAGCACTTCCAACTTTTGCTTTTGCTGTCTTTGTAAGATCTTTAAAGTGAACTAGGGGTTTAGAACTTTTAGTGTGAGTTTTACCTGTATGTAAAGAACCATCTGGCATTTTATGATTAGCCCCATTATACTCTGTTCCATTTTTTAAATAATGCTGTACACCTTTTGCCATGTTATTGTCCTTTTCCTGCAAATGCTGATCCTGTTAGTATAGCTCCAAAAGCTAAATGAAACAAGCCTCCACCCATTAAAGTAAATGGACTGTGTTGACCTGTTAGTTTTTTCATCAATTCCATTTGTACCATTGGTTCTGTTGTTGAGTTTATTATAGTCATAAATTGTGATATATCAGGTCTATTAATTCCGTACCAAATTGGCACGAACATAAAATCATAAAAACATATTAGTAAGTATATAATAAGAGCTGACCAACGCCAAGTCATTGTACTTTTTTGTTGAGGTGTTAACCCTTTGTTCATTTAAAGGCACGGTGGAGTACACATTAGTTTGTTAGTTCCGTAAAACATAACAACTATAAATACTGCAAGAGCTAAACCTATCCATATCCATTTGTTTTTCATTGTTACCTCTTTAGCATTTCTAATGCTGTTTCTAATGTTTCATTATTTCTACGAGTCCAACCTTTACCAAATGTTTTAAAGGTAGAAAGGCTTTCGTAAAACTGCTGACGAGTAGAGTGCATCTTAACTACTATGTCTTTATGTGTAAAGTTTGCAACAGCTTTAAGTGTCATAGGGCCAATACCACCATCAGCAGTAACGCCAACGATCCTCTGTAAGGCTTTCGCAGAACGGCCCACTCCACT